CCTTTAATATTATTAGTTCTTCGTTGGTAGTTCTTGTCATTGTCTTTATTAGTACATTTGCAAGACTTCAAAAGACAACAACTGCCATCAGCTAATCTATAAATGCACATTAAATATTGTGCAGTCTGTTTATCAGACAATTAAGTTTAGATAAAGTCTATTTATTAAAAGTCTTTTGTATGTCCGAATAGAAGTCTTTGTAAAACTTTTGAACATCTTTTAAATATGTTTCGTAGTTTTGTTTTAGTTCTTCGTAAGTCGGTAGTTTAAATGTAAACATTTTATTCTCCTATTTAGTTTTAGGATATATATGTTGCGTTGCAACAAAAATCAAGACTACTTGATGTTTAAATGTATTTTAATTGATTGTATGAAGTCGTTAATTGCTAACTCGTATTTCCAACCTAAATAAACTCCCAAGATAGTTCCAAGTATAAATGTTATCATAATATTAATTCTGTTAAATCTTTATTGTTACCAAGTGTTCCTTTTATAAATACATTAAAAGCTAAACTAATTCTAGTGTTATCTCCCTGCTTAGTTTCTACCATGTGAGTTAATGAAGAAGGGAATAATATTATATCTCCAGTTTTTACAGGAAACCACCAAGATTCTGAGTTCCAAAAATTATATTCTTTTATTTCTGGTTTAATAGTTTGGTAATCATTTTTAAAAAATTTAATCTTATCAAATTCTTCATTACAGTTAATATAAAATACTCCTGATACTAATGAGTTAGGGTGTGAATGTTTATGGTGATATTGATTTGTTTCAGTATAGTTTAACCAAGATTGAGTAATGTAAGGAGTTATGTTGTTAGCTGGTGAAATAACTTTATCAAAATAATCTTGTACTATTAAATCTAAATTTTCTTTTAAATCTTTAAATGATTTATTGTTAAGTATATAGTTATAATTAGAGGTTGTATTTCCTACATTTTTATAAGAATCTAATTTACTCTTATCAATAAATGATAATTCTTTATTTGTAAGTTCTCTATTTAATTTAGAAATATAAATAGGTGTTGGGAATATTCCATTAATATTTGATTCAATCATTTAAAATTTTTATTATAAATTATAACATTATTGGAATAAAACCTGTATTAACATCTATCTTTCCAAAATTTTTATACATATCATTTATACTATTTTCATCAATAACATCAAATGCTATTGTAATTCTATTGCCATCAAATGGTTCTAAAACATTTACCTTGTGTAGCATTTCAGGTTTTCCAATATAAACATTTCCTATTTCATTTTTTATTTTAAAACTTTCAAATTGAGTTTCAGTTTGTTTGGGGTCTATTGATATATAGCCATGAAAAACACAATCTTTATGATTGTGCCAATTTAAGACTTCATTAGGTTTGTGAAAATTTAACCAGCTTTGATACCACAAAGGTTTTTTATGTTTGCAGATTTTTCTAATTAAAGTTTGTAAATCATAAAATAATTTATAATAAAGTTCAGAACCAACAGTTAAACAAGTAATGTTATAATATCTATAAAACCAAGTAGATGATTGTTGTTTAAAATCAGTTCTAGTTCCGTATGCAAAATTAAATCTTTCGTGTGCTAAATTAGCGTATTCAATAAAATGATTATGATTTTCTTTTATATAAGAAAAATTATTTAAAATATAATTATTGTTTACTTCCTTCAATTTCCTTCCTTTCGTCTTTTAATATACTATATTTCTATTAAATCCCAAGATAAAGTTGTTTCATTCCAAGAATACATATTTTCATCTACTGGAATAGCAACTGGTGCTTCCCATCTACAAGTATCTTCGTTTAATATCCAAGAGTTAAATGGTCTAGGTGCAATAAAAGCATCTCTAGTTTGGTCATAATGGAATCCTATTCCTGCGTAATTTTTTCTAATGTTATTATTGTATGAAGTTTGTTTCCAAACATCTCTTGTATTAAAAAGTTTATTAATAAAATCTACTCCAGCTTGTTCAGTAGTTGCAATATCATTAGATACTACAATTACTTGTTCTACTATGTTTCCTGTTCCTAATTTTGCAAAGTGTGCCATATATTATCCTGTTATACTTCCTGATGAATTAAATACTAATATTGTATCTGCACCAGATGTTGTAACTGTTGGAGAACCTGTTGTAGTTCCTGAATAACTTGCTGTCGGCATACGAAGTATCACAACTCCTGAGCCACCTGCTCCACCTTGACCAGTTGAAGGGTCTCCACTAGCACCTCCTCCACCTGAACCAGTATTAGCTGTTCCTGCAACTCCATTTTGATAAGGTGTAGAACCAGAACCTCCAGCCCCACCTCCTCCCGTTCCACCTACTGTAACATTTCTTCCACCATAATTTCCACCTCCTCCTCCACCTGATCTTGTAATTGAAGAACCAGTTATTGAAGAAGCTAAACCTGCACCACCATCACCATCAGTTCCTCCAGTTCCTGAACTTCCAGCATTAAAACCAACTGCACCAGAACCACCTCCTCCTCCACCTAATTGAACACCTGCTGTTTGTGAACTACCACCATCAAAACCTTGATTAGCTGTTCCACTACCTCCTAATCCACTTGGGCGACCCTCACTATTTCCAGCACCACCACCAGAACCACCAGAAATACCATTTGAATTAGGATTCTCATCATAAAGTCCACCTCCACCACCACCAGTAGATGTAATTGTTGAAATTCCTGTTCCTGAGATTGATGAATTGTTACCATTATTTCCTCTAAGCCCACTAGAACTACTAGTTGCTCCAGCACCTACTGTTACTGTATAAACTGTTCCTGTTGAAAATGATAAACTTGCTTCACTACTTCCTCCACCACCTGAAGTTTCTGTTGAATATGAATTTCTATATCCTCCTGCCCCACCCCCCCCTGCTCTAAAATGAGAACCTCCTGAACCTCCTCCAGCTATTACTAAAAAATCTACTGTATAAGGTGGTGGAGATAAAGCAACTGTTCCTTCATTAACTCCAGAAGATGCTACCCAACCTTGAGTGCTATCTATATAAGTTATAATTACACCTTCTCTAGTTGTATTTAAAACTCTATTGTCTGTTGAACCATTAATTTTATTTCCATTTGGTGCTAATGTAATATTGTTTGTAGCAAAAGTTCCTGCGTAATCTACTATTGCTATTTGATTTCCTGCACTTGGTGAAGCTGGTAAAGTTACTGTAAAGGCAGATGATGTTGTATTGCAAAAATATCCTTCTCCAGCAACAGCAGTAAAACCAGAAGTTTTAATTGCAGATTGAAAAGCTACACCAGCAGAAGGAGTTATAAAAGATAATACACCAGAACCATTTGTGCTTAATACTTGTCCATTTGTTCCGTCAGCAGAAGGTAATGTGAAAGTTAAGTCAGCAGATAAAGAAGCTGGTGCTGATAATGAAACATAATTTGTTCCATTCGCTGTTGCTTCTCTAAAACGAATCTCTTTGTCATTGTCTATAATTAAATTTACTGTTGATGTAGTTGCTGAATCTGAAAGTGTTAAAACTGTTCCTGTTGCAGTAGTTGATAGTCCAGTAATTGATACTGTTGAATCTAACCAATTTACTGTGTTAGCTGAGTGGTCAATAGTTGCTAAAGATATATCGTCAGCACCATCATAATATTTTAATGTAGGTGTGGTTGCAGAAGTTGTATCCAACCAAAGCTGACCAGCGACAGCACCAGTTGGTCTTGATGTTCCTGAATTTGTTGTTTGAATTGCTGATAGTGCGTTGTTTAAATCTGTTCTAAATGCAGGGAAACCCTGATTTGCTATGTTATAATCGTGTTGTGCCATATTCTATCTAATATCCTTTAGCTAAATAATCAAAAGTTTTAGTAACTCCTGTGTTGCTACTGTTTTTAAATGCAACATTGAAACCATTAACAGTTTTATTTGAAATTGTAAAGAAATCTCCTGTGTTTAATCCTTGTGCTGTTATTCCTACTGCATAAGAATTTGAATAAAAAGGATTAGTAAAGACAACATTATAAGTGCCAGTCCCTGAAGTAATATCATTTCCACTAAATATTCTATCTGGCATATCTATACTTACTGACAAAGCACTAATAACTGGAGTAGAACTTAAATCAAAAGAAGTTAATACTACTCTAAATTTATAATATCTTGCTGTGTAATCACCGACTACAAAATTTCTAAATGAAGTATAAGTTATATTGTCATTTGATAAAGCAATCTCAATATGTGCATTACAGTTTGCAGGAGTATCACCATCAAAGCTAGAACTAGCATCATCAAAGTTTCCAGTTCTTGCATCAAACAAGTCATCTGCGTTATCAGAAGTTTGTGTAATAGAAGCAGTTACTCTTGAAGTATAAACTGCACCTATATCTATTGGAGAAGCAAATACATAATTTCCAGTAGAATATAAATCAAAAGAAGTAATACCAGAATCAAAGAATGAAGGTGCTGAATCAAAATTGCCAGTTGCACTATCAAATAATTCTGAAGAATCTAATCTTAAAGTTCCGTCAGATACTAAGGTTTGAAATTTAGTTCCTGAGAATGTAGGTGATTCAGTTTGTGTAGCAACAGCATTAAAGTTTCCTATTGTGTTTATGTTAGTAGCAATAATTGTTTCATTAGCAGATAAGTTTCCAGATTTATCAACTGCTTTAATTAAATAAGAACCCACTCTCGCAGGTACAGTAATTGATGTAGCTGGTCTTGCAACTTTTTCAACTAAAGAAACTGAGTTAGACCAAGAAGCACCACTTGTTAATGTAGAAAATCTAATTGCGTAGTAAGCTAAATCTAAATCAGGTATTTGTGTCCAAGATAAATGAGCATCACTTCCAATAATATTACAAGAAAAATCTTCAACATCAGCAGGTGAAGCAATACCACCAATAATAGTTCTTGATGCAGAAGTATAAGTAGAACCAACTCCTAATGTATTAAATGCTTTTACTCTTACATTATAAAGAGAACCATCTACTACGTTTAATATTCTTTGAGTTAATCCTTTTCCTTGTCCATGAATAATGTAATCGGTATCTGTACTTAGTTTGTATTCAACTTGGTAGTAATCTACAAAGCTATCTGGTGATGCACCGATTGTTACATCTAAAGCAGTAATAACTACTCCGTCTGAATATTCTATTAATTGATCGTCAAGAGTTACTGATGCTGGTGCAGATACAGAAAATGGATTTGGTAATACAGTATCATTTATTGTAGGTACTTGTGATTTAGATTCCCAAGTATAAAAATTATCTTGATGTTCTTCTAATCCAAGATTAACTGTGCTGTCAGCATTAATAGATAATGACATAACTCTAAATGGTTTGGCACTAAAACCTGCTGTATCATAAGTAGCTGTAACTATATCGCCTATTGCTAGGTTTAATCCTTCTGAAGTAATAGTTACTTCTGCCTTTAAACAATTTCTTGATCTTTTTAATATGTTCTCGCAAATTTCTTCTGCTTGATAAGGTGATGTAACATGAATCATATCAAAACTTCTTTCAAGTAAAGTATCGTTATCAGCAGATAACATTGTTGCATGACGATCTTCTACTGCTAATCCTGAGTCATCAAAAGGTGGATATGAAACTGTATCTGATTGATAATCTTTAGAAGGGTTTGTAAATGTTCCTACAACTCTATTGTATTTCTCAGATTTATTTTCTCCTTGTAATTTAACTTCACTTACAACATTGTCTTTAGTTAATAATAATTGTGATGAACCAGTACCTTCAATAATAACTTTGTATTTACCTTGAGTGTAATTAAAGATTGCTCTCATAGGCACTAGTAATTCTCTTACGTTATCAATTACTTTTTTCTCACTATCTAATACTGCGTGTGTTTCAAATAAGTTAATGTCAGTTCCACTTGTGTAAGGTGTTACTTGTGTTTCGCAAGTATTTGCAGAAGTTTTAAATGAATCGTAATTAGTTTCAAATGCAGAATTAGGCAAACCTTTTCCGTATCTACCATTTCTTAAATAGTCTAAAAGAACTAAAGACGAGTTCTTAGAGTAAGCCCAAGTAGAAGCTGTATCTTGTCTATGTGAACCTGAACCACCTTTAGTAGAATCTAATCTTGGGTCGTATATCTTTTTGCCTTTTAATGTAACTCTAATTTCAGGTATTCCACTAAAAGCATCTTGATTCCATTTTAAACGAATAGCTAAATAAGCAAGACCAGATAACTTATGATTAGTAGTCCAATTTGCTTGTTCTTGTAATAATGAAGATGCAGATTGATTATCTAAACCATAAAATCCCTGAACTGATATTAAGCTTGTTCCATCTTTATAAAAATTAGTATCTGAACTATTTACTGTTCTTAATGTTCCATCAGTTAATGCACCACTCCAAGTTACTAGTTTGTCATCAACATAAATTTCATCTATGCTTTCAATTCCAGCACCACCACCTTCACAAAGAACTCCAGCTATATAAAGGTATTGATTATCAGCACCAGAACTTTCAACATAAACTCTTGTAAGTCCAACTTGTCTTTGACCATACACAACAGGTATTGGATTGTTGTTTGCGTCTTTGTTTACTAAGATACCTTTAACTTCATCATTAGATGATTGTCTTGGTGCTTTTGGTTTTGGTGCAATTAAATAACTTATTGCTGTTGTTATTATGGTTGTTATAATTGCTGTTACTACTGCTTCTGGCATTAGATATGAAATCCTCTTTTGTATTTTTCTGATGCTCTATAAATGTGATTATCTTCTGACATTCTAATCCATTTAACACATTCATTAACTTCAAGTTTTGGTTTAAAGTATTCTTTTACCCAACTCATTATTTCTTTAGCATGACTCTTTGCAACAAAAGACATAACCCAAATATTCTTTCCACTATTCCATTCATTGTCTTTTAATCTGCCACTAACTTTATATCTTTGTTGAACTATATCATTCATGTAAGCCCAACTTGTAAATCCTACATCTTCTTTTCCAACTCTATGTATTTGGTATTGATCTAAGTTAAGTGGTGGTAAAACCATTCCTGCTATTTGTGCGTAAGTATATTTATCGTATCTTGGCATCTGTCTAAATATATGTATTGCTCTATCTAAATCACTCATTAAGCTACACCCCATTTAATCTTCTGTGATGTTTGACTTGCAAACTCCATACCTTTGTCAGTTGAGAATAATAACTTTTGAGAATTTTCAGATGTTCTTCTTCCTTGTATCTTTTCAAAGTCTGCCCAATGTGAAGCTATAATAATATTGACTGATGATGTAGTTGCGTTTTCTTCTAATGAGAAGTTAGCTATTCTTCCTTCAAATAATAAAAATGGGTCAGATATTAAAGCACCACTATCATCTAAGAAACCTCTATAAAGATTAGCAGGTTTATTCATGTAGTCGTTATTTAGTAAAAGACTAATGATTGTTGTATCTGCACCTGAGAATTTTAATGTAAGATTGTTTACAGATACGTCAGCAGTTTCCTGCACCTCAGAACTACCTAAGAATAATGATGATGATGTATATGTGTTGCCATTAAAAGTTAAGTTAGCAAAATGATCTGTGTAATATGTTCCTGTACTAATACCTAAGTAAATAAGTTCTACTGGATTTAGTTTGTTTGTAGCTAATTCTGCTATTACACCAGCAGTTAATGATCTTGTCATTATAGTACCTCTATAAGATCAACTTCGTATTGGAAATAATTTTCTGTGCTAATATTAAACTCTTGAATATCTCCAGTTAATCCAACTGTAAAATCTACATTAGAATAAATTATAACTGCATTGTCAGATACAGCAGTTCTTAATGGTGGTTCAAATGTTAATGTTCCTGCACCAGAACCATTAGATGATACATCTGCCATAACCATATAAACTTTAGTTTGACCAGTAAATCTAAAATAGTCTCCAGCTTTAAATACTCCTGTTGTGCTGTTAGCCATACCATCTATTGAACAAGTTGTAGCACCTGCACTAATCGCACCATTAACTGATATAACTCCTGAAGCAACTCCTAATGGAGAAGATATAGTTGGTGGAGAATAAGTAAAAGATTCAAACTGTGATCTTTGTTTTAATACAAAAGCATTAATAGGTGAAAACTCAGTTCTAGTCATAATAGGAAATCTAAGTCTTAATCTAAATTTCTGTGCATCTATTTGTCTTGCTTGTCGTCTGCCAGAAGCTGTTGTAGTTACAATAGTATTTTGATTTGTGCTTATTGCTACATCTCTAGGTGCTGGGCTTGATGGGAATGTTCCACTCATACTACGTTTGATCTACCTTTTGCATTAGCACCTTGATTAACCAAGTTAATTATAGTTGCTCTGTTATCAATTAATAATTCTCTAATACCTCTAACATCATTTGCTTGAATATTAAATGTTATATTAGTTCCACTACCCATATCGTGATTAGGCACAATAGTTCCACTTGTGTTAGGTACAAATAATTCTCTACCTCGTTCCCCTACTGTGTATGGAGTCCCAGCAGTAACAGCACCACCTTCAGCTTTAAAAAATGAACCTACGATAGCTGAAATTATTTGACCTTCAACAGAACCACCCCCACTACCAGATTTTGCATTAGCTTGTGCTTGTTTTTCTTTAGTAATTAGTTTCTCAATAGATAATTGTTCTAATAAACCACCTACTTGCCTAAATATTTCAAATGATTTTAACTTCTCAAAGAATATTTGACTAGCTAGTCTTAAAAGAATTTCTATTTGAGTTGCTAATATTCTTAATAAAGCATTTTGTACTGCACTTTTAAATGTTTCTCCAAGAGATTTTCCTAATATTATAAATTCTGCCAATCCTCGTGAAATATCTTTTAATATTTGATCTAAAGTTTGTGCAACAACTTCAGTAGTGTTTTGTAAATTCTTTAATGCTTCATCATTTAATACTTTAAATCTTTCAATTATTTTTTCTAAAGTAGTTAATTGTTCAACTTGCTTTCCTTTAGTTCTATTAATGGATTCTTCAATTTGTTTTTGTGTATCTAATCTTTTTTTAGATTGTTCATCTAATAATTTTTCTAAATCAAACTGTTCAATCAATGTAGAGTTTTGACCTTCTAAAGAACCTTCACCATCTTTTGATATGTCGTTACCTAATTTTCTTAAATCGTTTAATCTTCTTAAAAAATCTCCTATAATAATAGCTATAACTTTTCCTCTAGTTCCTAATAATAAAAATCCTAATATCCCTATTTCTCCTACAACTGCTGGAAATTGTTTTCTTAAATCATCTAAAGCTTTAATAGAATTAACTATTAATATAAATGGTTCTTTTATTAAAGTTATTAATCTTGTGCTAAAACTAGCAAATGCTTTTATTCCTTCAATTAATCCTAAAGTAAAATCTCTAACTATTTTAGCTAATAATTCAGGATTGTTTCTTATAAAGTTTGTAAATACATTTGTTAAGTCAGCAAAGAAATCTAACAGCCCAGCTTGGGCAATAGATTCTTGTATATTTTTAAATGAGTTTCTAAATCTGTTTGAAGCACCAGCAAAAGTATTGGCAAAAGCATCACTAGCATTTGAAAATTCTCCACCCTTTCCAAATTTCTTTAAAAACAATCTTACTATTTCTTCAGACGATACTTTAACACCATTTTGCAATCCTAAAAATTCTTCTAAATTTCTTCTTTTTAATTCCCTTGCACCATCTATTCCTGTTCTTGACAAAGACGAAAATTCTCTTGATACAGTTTCAAGATCAATACCCAAAGCAATAGAAGCATTTTGTATAGCTGTTAAATTAGAAATTAAATCATTACTGTTTTTAGAAAAAGCAATAACAGTTTCAGATGCACGTTCTATTGAATCAGATTCTAATGGACTAGAAGCTATAAATTTTTGTAGTGCTTCAAATGATTTTTTACCTTCATCTACTGAAGGGGATAATAATAAAAATTGATTTCTTAATTTTTGTGCTTGTGAACCTACATTTAGTATTCCCTTTATACCTGCACCTATTCCGATTCCTATAAGAGCATTTCTTAAATTAAAGATTGAGTTTTTTACATCAGTAAATGCTCTTGTGGCATTGTCTATAACATTAAGTTTTATGTTTAGTTGCTGATCTGCCATAGTGTAGTTTTTCTTTTTCTGCCTTCACTTTAAAGTAAGCTATCCAATAATAAAATTCATCTTGGGTTAGCAAGAGAACTTCTTCCATACTTTTGTTTAATTCCTGACCAAGAGCAAGTATAGAAAATAACTCTGTATCAGTTCTTACTTTTTTTCAGCTTCCTCGTAAGAAACACCATTCAACATTTCTGTTGATACTCTAGCTATAACATTTGCATCAGCATTATTCAATAATGTTAGCTTGTCATCTAGCTTAAATATTTTATTTCCTTCTGAGTCTTTTGCTTTTAAAACGATTGCATCTACTAATACTCCTAGATCATCATTCTTAGCACCTTTAAATAGGTTTCTTTTTTCACCAAGTGTAAATGGTGAACAATATATTATTAAAGGTTTGCCTTCCTCGCCCCACTCAGCAACCTCAATCTTTTTTATTCCTAAAGATTCAAATTGTGCCTTCACTCTATCTATTACGTTCATATTCTTCCTTTTCTAATTAATTATGCTTGTGTTGATAATGTTAATGTACCAGTACCAGTAAATGTTAATTCAGCTTCTACTAGTCCATCAAAAGATGCTGATATATTATAAGCAGTTACTATTGCATTTCCTTCATAGTATTTATCTCCAGTAGTTGCACCTTCTGGGAAAAATTTAATTGCTATTTCGCCACCTACAACTAATAAAATTTGTCCTGCGTCAGCTTCATCAAAAAATAAACTTGCTGAACCAGAAAAACCTTTTAAACCAGCTTTGTAAGTTCTTGTTGTATCACCTAATGAAGTATCTTCAATAGTGTCAGATGTTTGCTCTAAAGTATAACTTCTAAGTTCGCCAACAGTTGTTGTGCCAACTTTAATTAAACCTTCTGAGCCAGTATGCGTTGCCATGTTTGTTTCCTTGTGTTGTTAATGTTAAGGTGTGCCAGAAGTGTATTGATACATAACTCGCACCACCATTCTGATACCACCTATTGGGAACAAAACTCCTTCATCAGTAGAAACCTCTACCACTTGAGTTTGTTTTGCGTACCCACCTCTTGTTCTATCAGAATTTACTCTTGTTTCAATCGTAGTGATTAATTCATTACGTTTTGTGTCTATGTTTGATGTTGTTCCTTTGACATATCCAACAATAACAAAATCAGCAGTTGCTTCTCTTAATGCACTTGAAAAACTTATTGTTTGATCTGATCTAGTTTCGTTGCCAGATTGAACAAAACAAGCTGGGTATTGTTGTTCAGATAATTCATCAACATTAAATGGTTCTCTAGTAACCTTCTTTAAAGTAATTGGTGATGTACCGGTTGAAATTGCTGTTACTATATTAGATGCTATATCTTCTCTTTTGCTCATTAGATTTTAGATAGTTTGTTATATTCTTTCATAAATACATTCATAATAGGTTGTTGTTCTCTTTGTCCTATTGCAAAGAATTTTCTTTTTCTTTGATTTCCTAATGCTTTTGTGTTTTCAAATTTACTTGCAAAATATATAATAGCTTCTGTCGGTGATGACTTCTGAGTTATGTTTGAAAGCATATTTCCAAAGAAGTTTAAATCAACTTTATTACTTTGTTTGCCCATAAAACTTCTGTACTCTTTATAACCACCTTCAAATGTTTTGTAAGTTGGACTTGCTGATCTTGGAGTAATGTTAAAGAAATATGGTTTAGTTGAATAAGCTGGGAAAGCATTTCCATCAGCATTAACTCCTCTTGATGTTCTTTGTTTAATAATACCCATTAAGAACTCAGCAGTTCTTCCTAATGCAGTCTTAACTATTTGTGGTTGTTCTCTTACTTGTTTTTCAAAGTTCTTAGCAACTTGTAAAGAATTATCTTCAACAGTTATCTTCATCTGATAAGTTGCAGTCTATGATATGGTGCTTTTTCTGCATCAGCTACTGTATTAGAATCATCAGCATCATACTCAACACCATCTCTTAAAATAGTTTCAAGTTCATCTGCGTACATTTGTTTATAATGTTTCATCATTACTTGAAATCTATCAAGGTTATCATTTGAGTTAAATTTAGTTAATTGTGGACAACAATAAAATCCAATTACTTTATAAACAGATAATCTTTTAAACTGTGCATCTGTTATTAATGTTCCGTTCATCTCAGTTGTGTTTAATAAAGATATATCTCTATAAGTTTGTTTTACATACACCGGCCACCATCTAATTCTTAAATCTCTTTCAATATCTGCTCTTGCGAATGCGTGGTAATCTGTTGGTGATGTGAATGATGCTATTCCAAATCCTAAAATATCTGGTTGGTAAACTGTTAAATCTGAATCGGTAGAAAAATTTGCCATAGTATAATCTTGTTAAGTGGTGGGGCTTTTACACCCCACCGAAGTTTAATTAAAGTGCTGTATCAGTTCTTACAGTTACTCCATAAGTGTCTTTAATAACACCTACTCCGTAAACGATAGAAGCTACTAATTCAGTTGCTCTTAAAGAAGCATCTCTTTGAGATTCAACTTTAAATTCTTCTTTCATAGCAAGTCCTAATGATGCAGGGTGAAATACTCCACCATACGAATCATCATAAGCATCAATAGTAATGTTAGCATTTTCAAATACATCAATACCAGCGATTCTGCCGATATATCCGTTTCTTAATGCTTCGTTACCAATGTCCGATATTGCAGTTGCTGTTGATGCAACATATCCAGCTTGAGTTAAAGTCTTTTTCAAGTTGAATAATGCTTTAGGGTGAAACACACCATAATAAGGTGCTGGTACGTTTGCAGTTCTTAAGATTGCTTGTGCTTTGAAAAGCAAGTCAGCAGTCAATTCAGTTCCTGCACCACCTTGATCGTTAGCAGATGCAAAATCGTCTAATAGATTTACTAAATCAGTATCTACTTTTTTAGCAATCGCTTCGCCGAATAATTTACCAATGTCAGCACCAACATTTCTAGAAGCTGAGTTTGCTCCAAGATCCGTTAAAGTTGTCATCACGCCAACTTCCGAAGCTGTAATAGTAGCTGAAGTTGGGTTTACTGCTGTGTTTGATAAGTCAGTTGCTTCGTTTACTGCTGAAGCACTGATAGTAGGGTACACTGGTACTTCTACTGTTTTTCCTGACCCAACGATTGGGTAAAGAGTTACAAGTGGTCTCATTACAGACGTTTCTTGGAATGTAAAGATCGCTTCTTGTGTTATGTTTGTAAACAGTTCACTTAATGTTGAACTTGTTGATTCATTAGCCATGTTTTTATTTTAGTTAGTTGTTGTTAGTTGTTATTTTCATTTTAAAATTACCCTGATCTCTATGTTTCCTCATTTCAGCATATAATTTTCTGTCATTCGGATTACTTAAATCAAGATCACCCATTGTAACGGATTTGGGAGAATTTCCACCAATCTTACTTTGTGAACCACTACCACTTTGAGTAGCCATCACATGATGAGGATTGTTTTTTAAATATTCGCTTACCAAATCATTAACTGACATTGGGTCGCCTTTGTCTGAGTATCTAGGAGTTCCATCTTCGTTGATAACTTCAACAGAACCTTGTTCAGATAGTCTAACATTATTTCTAAGTAACTGTTTAACTTCTGCTGGTTTAACAGCTTTCAGTCCACTAGCTACATTGACTAATGTTTCGTCTATACGAATCCTTTTTAATTCAGATTCCAACGATTGAATTTTTGAATCCTTTTTTGATACTGTCTCCTTCAGAACTTTATCAAACTCGCCACGTTGTTTAGCGATTTCTAGTTCCTTGTCTTTTTTTTCTTGAAGTAGTTTTTTAGCTTCTTCAATATCAATACCATCAAGTTTATTAGATACTGTTTTCTTGTATCGTTCTAATCTACGTTGAACAATCTGTTCAAGTTGATCTGCTGAAAAAACTTTATTCTCAACATCTTGATTGTTAGAAACTTCATTGACTCCAGCATTGTCTTGAGATGCTGTATTCTCAACCGACTCTTTTTTTACTTGGTCGTTCATTGTTTGTTCTCCTTCTATATTGTTATATTAGTCAATTATCAAGATAATTGTAAAAATGCAACAGTATTAGGATATTTTTATAGATCGGAAGTTTTTACGAAATCGTAATTGCCAGTTATCTGTGCTATTTCTGGTAACCTGATTTCAATACCTTCACATAACCAATCATACTCTAATTTAGATTCTTCATCTTTTATTAACTTTCCTAACTCAATAAATCTATTGTAATCTTCTAAAGTTAGTGTTTTTTTTTGTATTATTAGTTCTGCTTCTTTTATTGGTGTCATTTTATATCTCCTTTATAAATTTAATAAATTGTGGGTCTACCAAGTCTGTTCTTTTCATTTCATAAAGACTAAAGTTTTCTGCGAACCATTCGTAAGGGTCTTTGTCTCCATATCTTGTTGCACTTTTTCTTAAATTGCTAGTTATTGTTTTAAGTTTTTCTTCTACAACCGGTGTAAATCTAGTTCCATAATTTGCTGTTGTTGCAGTTACCCCTTTCATTTGATGAACATGATGAGCAAACTCGTGGTACATAACATTTCTTAATTGATCTAATTGATTGTCAAAATAAATAAAGGCATTGTATGGTCTATTGACTGGGTTATCTCCAAATTTCCAATTAACATCTGTTACCTTTAATTTTTCAAGATAAAAATTTCTATATCTTTGTAAATTTTCAGATTTAGTTAGATTTACATTTAACTTACCATCTCCCATTGACATAATTGATCTAGCAGTAGTTCTTGTTTTTACTATCCCTCTTATTTTTGGAATGTTGTATTTATCTGCAAGATCATCTAACTCTTGTTTAACAACTGATATTTCTGTTAGTAGTTTTTCTCCAATATTACCTAATGATATTTTTCCAATATTTTGTGGATTACGAAATCTATTTATTGCAACACCACTTGCATCAACTGGGTATCTTACATCTTTAGTTGCGTTTACTATTTGTTGTTCTAATGATTTAATTGCTACTGCTTTTGGTACTGTTTGTAATTTGTCTGCTGTTATAGGGTTCTCTAAAGATGTTACATTAACTCCTGCTCTAGTTCTTGTAGTCGCAACTGGTGGAACAATAGTAGTAGTTTCTTGTGTAGCTGTTGGTTGTTCAAATTTATTTATATCATATTCAAAAGTACCATCTTCTTTTATTGTTCCCCAAGCTGGGTCAACTGGTTGCCAATGATGTCTGCAATTATATCCACCTCTATCTAAGAATGGGTCGCTTCCTGATTTACCTTGCCATTCTTGTTGCCATAGTTCTCTTGCTTCATCTTCTGTAAAAACTCTGTCTGCGTTTTCAACACAAAAGTCTCTGCTATCTCTAATGATTGAACCATAATAAACATAAGACGTTAAACCTAATTCATCTGCTCTAAACTTTGCAAACTGTCCATCAAACCCCATTAAGGCATCTTGTACTATTTGAGATGAATAGACTGCTAAGTTAGCACCTGTAACTGTTGAACCATAAGTTTGTTTAAGTTCATCTACTGCTGTTTTAAAATCTTCTGTGTTTGTTTTACCTGCAATCTTTTGTTCTTGAATAAAGTTTACAAGTTCTTTTTGTTTTTTAGTATCTGCTTGTTGATATATTCCATTTATTTTATCTCTAATTGTTTGCACCATTTCTGTTATTGGTTTGCCTACTAATGTAGATTGATAAACTTCTTGTGCTAATGTGTTTGTAAATTCAGTAGCTAGATTCTCAAATTGACTAAATGCAATCTTCTTTAACTGTTGTATTGTAACTAAATCAGCTTCTGTTATTTGTTTAAATTCCTCAGGTATAGGAAGTTTTCCATAAGTAGCTACAATCGTACCGGCTATCTTGTCGTAATCATTTATAAATGCTTGTGCCTTTGTTAAATAAAGTTCTTCTATGGCTTGTTGTAGTTTTGGTCTTATTTCAATCGCAAGTCTAGTATTGAATAATGCACCATCTTGTACTGGAAGTTTTGATACAGCTTGTACTACTCGCTGTTCTAATGTTCTTAGTGTATCGTTTAATAGTTTTTGATGCTGTGCTTCTAAATTATCTACTGCTTTTGCTCTAATGATTTGCAGTTGCTGTAATAAATCTTGTGCCACATTAAATTGTAGGTAATGTTATTGGTTGTGGTTGAAACTCCCCTAAAGCTTGTGTTCCATTATCTATTTCAGAATCAATCTGTTCTAATGTAGTATCATCTTCAATAACAGTTCTAGCTATTTGTTTATCAATCTCTTTAGCAAATGTAGCTGATTTAATATTACTTGCTTTAGCTTGTTGTAATAATTCTAAGTCAGTTGCCCAATCTCTAATGTCAAATGATTCAGGGTATTCAATCTCTCCATCAAATACAGTCTCTTGCCAATCAGCAAATAGTCTCCAAATTTGTTCTTCAGCAAGTTCCATTAGTTTAGATTTCTCAGATAGTCTTGCATTTAATAATTCAAATTCAGTTCTTAAAGCAATACCAGATTGTACTCTCTCAGCAGTTGCTCTTAAAGTTCCTACATGAGTTAAACGATTTATTGCTTCTACTTTGTGATTAATTGAAGCTAATACACCATCAAGATTGCTACCACTTGGTTGTAAGATATATGGTTTTAAATTAGCATCTAAGTTCTCAGGTATTTCTATAATAGAACCTGCACCAGCACCTGCATCAGTATCTTTTGTTTTAACTAATGATGGGTGGTTAGATAGTCTAATGATTTGTTCAATCTCCGAAAATTCATTGTAAATTGCTTTTTGTAAATCTGCTACATCAGTTAAATCAGATACACCTAGTCCTCTCATTGGACTTCTTTGATTGTATAAAATAACTGCTGGTATTTTCATTAAAGGATTTGGAAGTGAACTAATTAATTTAGGTTCGTCTCTGCTAGTTGAAGAAACAAATACACAATCAATTTTATCTAAATACCAAAGCTTATAGTATTCTCCTTCTGCTGTTTGTTCTTCTCTAATTTTTAAATAGTCTAAGTAATAATAACCAGCATCATTTCTTGTGTAGTGCCAATCAAGTACATTCTCAGGAGTGTAGATGTTTAGGTATGGTCTAATACCTTGATCTAGTTCTTCTGCTCTAGTCATTACGTTTGTAGATGGCTTATCCATAAGTAACCAAACATGACCATAAATAGAAGCGAATCTTTGTGCTTCTCTCATCAATGCGTTGAACGATCTTCCTTCTAAGTCAGCATCATCTTTAAATTGCTCTACTGACATATCTTCAGTTAAAGAACCATATTCTCTTACCGGTTCAACTCTAAATAAAAATGATGAGTAAATGTCTATGATGTTACGACAATGATTGTCTAATGGAGTGAAGTTAATTCTTTTATGGTATTCGTTTTCAAATTCTAATTGGTAAGGTTGTAGGAATTTTCCGTCTTGGTATTCTTTGCCACCTAAATATGATCTGATGAAGTATTCCCATCTTGGCATCATACCTTTGTAGTGTTGATGTTGGTTTTCTATATCTTGTCTTGAGTATGCCATTATGAAAATCTTTTAGGTTGTGATTTAGGTAAGTTAGATGTTATCGGAAATAAATATTCTATTGCGTATCCTAGTGCGTCAGTCATGTGATCGTATCCGTTACCTTTTTCTGGTTGCGTTGTGTTTTCCTTATAAACCTGTTTCATTAACGAATTTATAAGTGTTTTACAAGAAGGATTAATAAAAACACTTCTTTTACCCTCAAATGATTTTAGTTTGCTATTAACAGAGTTTATTCTGTCTCTTACTAAAGCATGAGTAGATTTACACTTAACATTTAATCCAGCATTTTGCAATATAGTTAAATCAGTTCTGCCACCAGCAGAGGTTCTTCTTTGTCTTGAAGCTGGGTCAGGATAAACAATCATCTTTTGTTTAGGGTATCTACTTAATAGTTCATCAATAAATTCATCAGTATTAGAACTGTAAATAACTATCTCATCAAATACTTCTATAATGTTATTTTTAACATGAAATAAACAAGCTGACATTGGCGAAATATTAAAGTCTAGTCCAATGTGTATTACTGCTTTGTTATCATACTTACATTCCTTAACATTTTCTTGTCTATCAAAATTGTAGTAAACAACTCCTGAGTAAGTTTCAAAACTAGCCATATATTCTTGTCTAAATGTTCTTTCATCTAAATCATTCATGGCTTGTTTAATTTCTTCTTCATCAACTTGACCACCATCTAATGTAGTAAACTTAAATGATTTCCACTCAGGGTCAGAACCTAATCCTTTTTGATATATGTCATAAGACCAGTTACCATAACCTCTAGGTGTTCCTATAAACAATACGTTACCAGTAACGTGCTTGTCTGAGATTGTTGGTCTTAATACTTCATGCCAAGCTTCCTGTGGAATATCTGCATATTCGTCAAGCAATAAGAAGTCTAATCCTACTCCTCTTAAATTGTCTGGTGATTTATCTGCACCTTTTAAACTTATCTGACTACCATTCCTAAGCACTAAGGTTAGTTCTGTTTCATTAGCATATTTAATCCATCTTTTTTCAGTTGTAAGTCTTTTGATTTGTTTCCACATAATCTCCTTACTCATTCTGTAAGTAGGTGCTACATAGAATATCTTTGAGTTAGGTTTTCTACTTGCGAATCTAAGTAGTTCGTACATAGCCAAATGTGTTTTGCCGAATCTTCTTCCAGTAATTAAAACTCTAAATCTATTTGGACAAGTGTATACAGCTAGTTGTGGTTCACTAAATGCCATTGATAGTTCCTCTTAAAATTAATTTGCTTATAACTTCTTCTTCCAATTTAACATTATGGTTGTAACCTTTGTTAGTTCCAATGTGTTGCACTTCTTCCATTGTATATCTGTTCTTTGTTTTAAAAAAATCAAATCCAGTAATAGTTAGGTTACATTGACAATGAGTTGTTAGCCAATAGATAGAAACAAAACCAGTAGTTGGATTGTTGTAATTGTATAGCTTAGTCATTGTATTGTATTCTTCTTTGTTCCAAAACCAAGTTTTTTGTTTAAGTTTATCCGGCATACGATCTACTCTAGTTCCATCTCTATCAAAGTTTAATCTAACTATGTTTTGTATGCGTGGTAATTCTTTTAATCTATTATGACCTTCGTTTACTAAGTTGTTAATCCATACATCACATGGACTGTCTTGTATTCCAAGATTCATTCTAACTATTGAATTGTAATTGTCGTAATTAATATCAGCTAACTTCTCACCATTACCAATGAGTAAAACATTCTTGCCTTTAAAGTATGGATATGGATTAAACATTTAATTTACTTCTAATAATTTTTTTGCCTTCATCTCCAGTCCAATGAATAGTCTTAGCTATATCATTATTCTTACCTAATCTTAACCCATGATAATTGTCTGGTATTTTATTGATCTTAAACTCATGTGCTACTTTGTTAAATGCTTCTTGATCTGATCGTTCTTGTCTCATCTCGCATCTATCAAACCATTTCTTTAAAACTTGTTTGTCTTTAATGCCGACTATTCCAGTTTGCCATCTATCAGTTCTAACTGCATGATCTTTGCTTATTAGGTAATCATCTGTGAGCATATCAAACAAATCAGATATATCTTCTTTAATTTCTATGTCGCAATCTAACCAAATGATTTTATCTGCTGGTACTTTTTCTATTGCCTTTGGTTTATAGAACCAAGTCCTGCCATCTGAACCAAGTAAGAATGAATTAGGATATTGTTTTAACATTCCAAAATTAGCTATGTATAATGGAATCTTAATATGCTTATGATAACCTTCTAAGAACCAATCTAAAATGTCTATATAATCTTTGTCAGCACCAGTAACAAAAGCTTTTAACATTTAGTTTACTGACTTAAATGAGTTCTCCAAATCTTCTTCTAACTTTTTAATTATTAGATTTAATCTTTGTATTTCTTCTTGGTCAAGATCAGCTTGTTTCATTAAGTTGTATATCCTAACTTCTAAGTCATGGCTTCCTCGCATTTTTTTATCTAGCATCTTTGGTTTTGTCCTTTCACACATGATTGTTTCACTTCTTTTTGTTCTGGTATATTCGCAAATATCTTCTGCCTAAAGCTACTGCTTCTCGTTTACTTTTTCCTCTATATCCCCATGCTTCAAGAGATAGTTTTAGTCTTGTTTTTTTACCACCTTTATACAACTGACCTCGTGAACTACCCATTCTAACTAAGAACGAACCTTTGCGTCTATATTCACTAAGTCTATCTGGTCTTGTTTTTACTGGTGGTCTTAGGTTGCTACCAGTTGCCCTGTTATATCTTGCTCTACCAGATGATGATAAACCACCTCTAGGATTTCTGTCTGAACTCATTAAACTAAACTTTTTCATTTTTCTTTGTGTTAATTGTTATAGCTTTTGGTTTTCTAATAGTTAGGTTGTGTCTTTTCATAAGCAATAATACAGTACAGTTATTACAAGCTTTAATATGTTGCTCTAACTTGTTTGTTATTTCCTTCTTACAGAATACGCATTTACTTGCCATCTGTGATCTCCTTTAATTCTACAACTTCTTTTGGTTCTTCTATGATGTCATAGATTGGTAAAGGAATATTCTCATCTGTATTTTGTATCTTGTCTGTTTGCCCAAGATAAACCTTACCTAACCACATAGCCATAATACTGGAATTAAGCTTACTAGCAATATCAAATTGAGTTTTTCTTATGTTAAGTTTTGCAACATTAACCCCCTTCTCATATGAATCTAATGCTTCTTGATTTCTCCATAGAGTTTGCCTAGAACAACCTATGATATTTGCCACTTCGTCCTTCGTACACATATAACTAGCTAAATCTTCTATTTGTTTCAAAACCTTAGGTGTGAATTCAAATGGTGGACGACCACCTTTGTCTATTACTTGTATGTCTTTATCCATATTAACCGACTATGTTCGTTAATTGGACTATTATTATCTTTTAAGTGATTTGTAAAGAAACTCTAATAGATTCTGGTTTTGATAAAGTATATGGCACATACCATTAGCTAATGAATTACAAGTTATTTCTTCTGCTTTTGCCGGTAACTCTATTTTGTATTCGTCATGTAATAAATGGAATATCTCGTGAAGTAAGGTGTTAGTCATCTCAATAGAGTCTAGTGATTTGTCTATCGTCATAAGGTTTTTGCTTGTTTCAAACTCACCAAAAATGTTTTTCTTAGATGCTATCTCTTGGTCAATGTAATCTAACTTAATAAGTCTGCTTCCAAAGACTATCTCGTTAGGTAAACTCATTTTCTTTTAAGCTTCTTTGCTATGTAAAGATTTTTAACAAAGCTAGATTTCTTACCAAACTTTTGACCTGCTGAACGTCTTGCAGTTTTATAAGCTTTTGTTTTGGTATTAAATGGTTTTGGTTTGCCGAGTCTTGCTGGTCTTGGTCTATCGTAAATGGCTTTTTTCATTTTTTTCCTTTTGGCATTTTTAATGGTTTGGCTTTATAAACTCTATAAGAACCTTTGGTCTTAACTTTGTTTGTATAAAGTTTGTTTAATGATGTAGATGTAGTTTCGTTTGCCATTAAATTTTATCCTTAATCTTGTTAATCATTCTAACTATCTCTATTCGGTACGTTTGTGAAGTAGAATAGTTGCCCAATGTTTCTGCTAATTTAATAGGGTCTTTTGTTCTTTGTCTTAGATTTCTAAATTCAGAATAATGATGATTATTATTTAATATTTTAATGTAGTCTTTAGTTGATGCACATTTAGAATAATATGTTTTTATTCTCCAGTTAATAGATGCGTCTTGTTTTAATGGAAGTATTCCGTTTTTAGACCAAACCCTAACTCCAAATAAAGCATTACCTTCCTTAGCAAACCTACTTGTTCCATAATCAGATTCTACAATGGCTTGTGCTATTATTAGTAATGCTGGTATTTGTTCCTGCTTGTTCAAATCAATATTAATGTAAGCTATACATTTTTTCATTGAGTCTATGAATTTGTCGCTGGAACTTGTGTCTATCTTGGGTTCGTAAAATGAACCTATTGCTTTGATATGCTTAATTGTTTCTTTCCTTATTTTCTCTTTGACTATTTGATTTGGAAAAAACGTGCCTACACAAAATACAGAAAATAGGAATAAAACTATAATTATATAGTCATAAAGCTTCCCACTTAATAATTTGATATTCATTATTTGTTTAGGTTATTGCGATAACCTTCCAGCTTTACAGCTTATCTAATTAGATTATTCTTCGTCAGAATCTTCGTCTTGTTCTGAATCTTCAAAATCATCATCTGAATCATTATCTAAATCAGAATCATCTTCTTCGTATTCATCAAGTGAAGCTTCTATTTTGTCCCTGATCTTAGCATTAAGATCATCAGCTTTATCTAAAAGCTTTAGGATTTGTTCTAGTGTTTTGTCCATAACTACATTCTCCGATTAGTTAATGCCGAATCATTAAATTTATTTATGGGATATGTAAATATATAATTTTTAAAGGGGGTAATGTTTCAACCCCCAAACCTATATAGTTAAATGGTATTATAAAGATTAGTTCTTTAATTTCAAGAGTTTAATCTACGCAAAACGTATTTCTCTAAATCTTCAGCATCAAGTCGTTCTTTAGCAATTTCCCATTCGTTCTTATCTTTAGGTTTTTTAATGATTTTAGTTTTCAAGTCTTGCAATAGTGGTATCTGTATTTTCTTAGGTTTATTAGTCATACTGCTAAGACTTATCTTATTTTTTACTATACTAGTAGTATTAGTAGTATTAGTTGTTCTTCTGTGCGTGGTTTCTTGTTTGGGTTCAGTTGGCAAATCTTGATATTTGCTATATTTTACAATGCTAAATACACTTAATCGTTTGTGCAAAGTTTGTGTGATGTTTTTAGATGATTTTAGATTTTTAATAATAGTTCTAATCTTATTGACAGTTGTATCAAATTTTTTAGCTAAATCCCTGTAAGCTATTGAAACATCACCTCTATTTAAAATTATAGTTTTTTTTCTATATGTAACCTTGCTTGGTTGATAAGAAGCCATAGATAATAAATACATAAATACAGCAACTTCCATTTGGTTCTTAAAATCTGTTGAAGTATAAATCTTCCTGTGTAAAGCTATCCAACCATTTTTCATTTAACTTCTGCCTTTACTAAATCTATAATCTTATTTGTAAAAGATTTTAAACCATTTTTGTTGCAGTCTTTAACACTTGCGTAAATTGTAAACCAAGATTTGTTATAAGCTTTGCCTATTTCATTATAAGATAATTCTGTAATTGATCTTATTACTGCTAGGCAAACTTTGTTATGTGGAACTTCATAGAAGTTTATGTCTTTGTAAAGTTTATGATTGCAAAGAACTTTTTTTGTTATTTCGGATATGTTCTTTATAGTTAAGTTTTCCATTGTATGCACCTTCCTGTTTGGCTTGGTTAATTTTATTACATGGAGATATACTCGCTAACTTCATAGAAATCAATATAGCATTTATATTAAATCTTTCAAAGAACTCTAGTTCGCCTATTTGGTGTTGTAAGTTATGGCAAGTGAAGCACATTGGAATACAATACTTATCATCTCTTATGCCTTTACCAATGTTACCTAGTTTAGGGATTGATCTTATATGACAGCATTGAACTTGAGTATCGTTACCACAAACTACGCATGGAAAAGAAGCTACGAACTTCTGATGCTTAACAGAATGAATTATGTTTGCCTTCCGAATTTGCACTATTTATATTTCTTTGCTTTTTTCTTTGCAGTTCTAGCAACAGATAAAGCTATTGCGACAGACTGTGATTGTGATTTACCACTTTTGATTTCTCTGCGAATATTCTTGCTTATTGATTTTTTAGAATAACCTTTAATTATTGGCATTGTTTATCCTGATTTGTTTAACGTGAGCAAAAGGGAAGGCACTCTTGCTCACAATTCTTATTATCAAACATAGAACAAAATGGCAACAGATTAAGTCATTGATTATATTGATATATTTCTTATATTATCCTGTGAATAATCAACTTATAAGCTTGAATTTAAGATTTTTATAATTATATTAATTCTATATAAAAAACATAAAGGGAAAATATGAAAACAGTAAAACAAAAATTAGAAAATCAATTTAAAAAAATTGTAATTAAATTTCCTGATTTAGTTACTAATGAAATGCACTTGGGAGTAGCTGGACACCCAAACATTGAAAGATGGAAACAAACTGCATTAAAAGTTTCAACTGATATTTTAAACAAATACAGAACACTAAGATATGTTTTAAATGTTTGGAACTCAGATGAAACAAAGTTAGATTATGTTTTAAAAGAAAATAAAATGTATAATCTAGCTAAACTTTTAAGAGAAGAAAAAAAAACACTAAATAAAACAAAGGAAGGAAATATGCTTACATTAACTGAAAAAGAAACAAAGCTAGTTGATTATCTTTTGGCAAACACAGATGGTTCTGATGGACATATTTGTTCAGAAAAATTTATGGACTTAAAAGAACTTGATTGGTCAATGGAAACATTAAAAGGAGTTTTTGGTTCATTAGTAAATAAAAAGATTTTAAGTTATGGAGATTTTATACCTGACCATAATGCAGAATCTTATTATTGGACTGTACCAGTACATCAAGAACGACAAAAAAGTACACTTGATGGAACTTACAATCCAATTAATAGTGTGCAAGAGTTGTTAATAAAAATAAAAAATAACTAAACATAAAGGGAAATATGACAAACAAAATAAAATACACAGGCGAAGAAAACGCACCTTGTTGGACTGCTGACCCACAGGGTTGGGACAAATGGTTCTTAGCTTTTGCTGGTAGATATACAAAAGAATCTCGTAATTCTTTTTCAGTTGTCTATCCTGAAGCTATAAAATTAATTCAAGAAAATTATTCTAATGATTCTAAAAGAGTTAAAGGAATTGGTCGTAGAGTAATGATTGGGTTAATTAAAGATAAATTACCTGAAATTAATTCAGGAAGAATATCAAGAGCAATTAGTAAATGTTTACAAATGCAAATCTTAGAACTGCATCATCAAACTAAAACTAAGAAGCTTTTGATTAAGGGTCAATACTGGAACACTTATGTAAAGGAGATTAAATGACACCATTTAGAAAAGCACATTTTCCTATTTGGGATTTACCAATTAAATCTAGATTTGAATATTGCAAATCAGAAGCTAAAAGTTTTGGTTTAAATCTTACTTACGAACAGTCAAAACAATTTTACAATGAAATGTATAATTGCGAAGTATTTAGAAATGATACTTATGAAGTTAGAGTTTTTCGTGGAGACCAAGCTAACTGGTTGGTACATGAAAAAAGTTGGTATGGTATGATTGATTATCTTTCAATTAAAAGAATAGATAAAAAATCTATCCATGACTGGAGACACTTTCAATTAATTAAAAATGAATTGGTAAGTGAAACAAGAGAAGCCATTGAACTTTATCCAAGTGAAAAAAGATTAATGGACACAGCAAATCAATATCATCTATTTGTTTTTCCAAAAGATTATATTATTCCTTTTGGTTGGACTGAAAGAAGTGTTGCTGTTGAAGAAACAGAGGGTGGTTTAAACAAAGCTGGGCAAAGAAAAATAGCATGAAAAAACAATTAGCAAAATTACTTAAAGCTTATCATAAGAAATGGGATTGCTTTGGTAACAAAAGAAGGAAGAAGTAATGGTAAGAAAAGACGTAGGAGTAATTTGTTCTATGAGTTATTACGAGATGAAGTTAATGACTTGTGCTTTATCACGAATACTTTTAGAGAATGAAGTTAGGGGAATTAATACCAAAAAAAGTATTACTACTCTAATAAGTAAACTTAACAATATGCTAACAAAACAATGTACGAACTGATTAACGATTTAGGATTCGCATACTTCTGTTTTGCAGTATTTTTAGCATTTTTAATATGGGAGAACAATAAATGACAAGAGAAACTAAAGACGGAATAGGATTTCTGGTAGCATTAATCTTGTTTAATTCAAGTATAGTATTATTCTATTGGATAATTAATTAACTATGATTATAAAGATTGATCGTGATATTCTGGTGGGTTGTTACGAGGTTTTAAATAAATATTTTATTGTACAAGAGTTTACTTCTGTGCATAAAATAACACCAAAAGAAAAAAAACTTTATAACGCAGTAGCTAAATTACTTGAAGAAAAAGAATGAACTCAGATAAAGAAAAGTTAAGTAAATCTTTAGGAGAATCTGTAATGAAAGTTAAAATGCAAGAAGCTTTACAGAAGTATAAAGAACGACTAGAAAAACAACAACAGGAGAAGGCAAATGAGAAAAAAGAAAAACATACATCATCTTAAAACCAAAACTGACGAACATTATGCAATAGAAGTTGCTCGTCAAATTATCAGCAGAGATTCTTTATATACATTAGTAAATTACATTATCTGGGCTTGGGAAGCTAAACCAAAGATAAAAAAAATGGATTTATTAAATGTTATTACCGAAGAATATTTAAACAACCAAAAGGGAAAAAATGAAAAAACTAATATTGTTAGGTTTAATCCTAAGCTTAACTAGCTGTTACACATACAAGCCAGTAGTTGATACTTCTGGTAGATCAGGAACTTTTCCTGATGGTAAATCCGAGAACATAACAAACGATACGATCTTATGCACTAAGTTTGCTGAGAATACTTTATCTGATAGCCAAGAGTTTCAAGCTTGGTTAATTGATAATATTTTTCGCCCTGCTTCGTTAGGGGTTGTGTCTAAAGCAGACGATACAAGAAAAAACTATATTAGAAAATGTATGTCCAATCGTGGTCATTCAGTTCTGAATTAAAAATATGATAACTGTAAAACAAGAAATAGAACGACTAGTATTAGAATCTGAAAAGAATCCACATATTGTTCAAACTTACTTTGAATACTATTATGCTCTTTTAGATCACAGCGATTTAACTTTAGATGAGTTCTATAAGTTATATCCACAATATGATGTTGAAAAAACAGATTCATTATATTGGAAACAATTTATGAAACAATGGAAGGAAATAATATGGAAACAAGACAAAGCATAACAAATATATTAGCAAGTAATATTAAGTTCTTGCGAATTAATACAAAGGTTGAAGAACCATTTGGCAAAGTTAAATATATGTCTCAAAGACATTTAGCAGAGTTAATCGGTTCTATTACCCAACAAATAAGTAAATTTGAGTTAGGTAAAAACGAACTTGGTGCATCTCAACTTTATAAAATTGCTAAAATCTTTGGAGTATCAGTTGATAGTTTGTATGATACTGAATTAAACAAAAAAGAATTTAGCAAAACAATTATGAATGATATATGCTTGATGTAATTACAATAATTATATTGTTTATCATATTGGTTATTATAATTACTAAGTTTAAAATATAAAACAAAGGGAAGGTAAAATGGAAGAAATCAAACTATACGAAGGCAAAGAAACATTATTCTTTGACCCAATTCAACATCAATACTTTTGGAATGATGAACAGTTGCCTAGTGCCACCGGCATAACCAAATTATTGACACCGGCAAACGTGATCGGAATGTGGTCGGCTAAGATATGTTCTGAAGAATTTAAGAAGTTAATTAGAGCAGGTGTTAGTTATGATGAGATTGAATTAATTAAGATTGCAGATCAAATCAAAAAAGCACCAAATCAGAATATGGCAGATGCTGGGTCTGTTGGCACAAACGTACACAATTTAATTGAAGATTATATTCACAAAGGAATTACTCCTGAGATTATAAATCCTGAAATTAAAAAATCATTTGGTAAGTTTAAAGAATGGTATGACAAGCAAGATGGTTTAGAGATTGTATTTACTGAACGTAAAGTGCTAAGTCGTATTCATAAATTTACTGGTACTCTTGATGCTATATTTAAAAACAAATCAGGAGAGCATATAATTTATGATTGGAAGTCATCATCAGGAATAAGAGATTCTATGTTAGTGCAAATCTACCTTTATAAGATTTGTGTTAAAGAAGAACTTGGAATTGATGTCAAAAAAGGCATCATAGTTAATTGTACCAAAACTGGAAAATTAAATATTAAGGAATTTCCAATCGGAGATGCACAGGAAGAAGTGGCGATTGCCTGTCTAAAAATGTATCGCTACCTAAACAATAAGGAGAAGTAATATGAACGTACAAGGAGTAATAAAATACGTTTACGATAATAGACTTGGTAAAGATGGAACTGCTAATAAGTTTCCAAATTTCAAGTTTAAAGTAGGCGAACAAGAGATAGTTCTTTGGTCAGCAATTCTGCACCCTGCCATAGCTAAGGGAAAATCTGTTTCCGTAACTTGTGGTGCTTCAAAAAAGAATGGAAGTTTATTCGTTCTTACTAAAGAAGATAAAAGTCCAATGATACAAGAACTACCAACTAGTGCTACTGCTAAACCAGATACTAGCTTTAATGTTGATGATTTTGAATCAGAAAACTTTAATCAAGCAGTAACAGCTATTGAAAAAGATATAGCTAGTTCTTCAGTACCAACTAAAGCATTTAATAAAGACGAATATATGTGGACTATGGCTTTATTAAAATCTGGTATTGAATCTGGTAAAATTGGTGTTACAAAGGAAGAAATTGATTTGAAAATAAAAGATTACAAGTTTTTATTTCAGATGAATTTCCATAACTAAGATTCTTATGGCGAGGGTTTTTGATTTAACGATCACACATAATCCCTTTATGTTTCCCCTCGCCATATCCTTGCAATTTAATGAAATATTATATATAAAAAACATAATGAAGGTTGTTAGAGAAAAGCTAATTGAGTGTAGCATTGTAGTTAAGGAACTCTTTGAAAACACAGAAGATGCTCTAACAGAAAACAAGGAAGGTAAGATTATTTCCGTGAACATAATCAATACTAAGTTCATCAGAAATAATATTAAAATAGCTGATGGAGAAAATGAAAACTCAAGTTCAGAACCTAAGAGACAGACATTATAGAGTCTCTATGAAATACTTTGAACTAAAGCATAAGTTAGAAAAGGCAAAAAGACTTAAAGATGCTTTAGAAACAAAAGTAGTTTTGAAATTTGAAGAATTACTAGCTTAGGTTAGTACACAACTATAAACTGTAAAGGAAGGTATGCACGATCTCGCTCTAAAAAACCCTGACCAAATAAAACAAGAACTAGATTCTATATCAGAACAAATGTCAGAAGCATTATATACTTTTAGACGTTGCGAAGAATTTAAGAAAATAACATTCAGTCAAATAACTTTAACTAAGAAATTAGAAAAGAATTGTTCGGTAGCTGAAGCAGAAAAGTGGGCTTATTCTGATAAAGATTACGCAACAATAATAGAAGGTTTATTAGTTGCAGAAAAAAACTATTCTATTTTAAAAGGTAAATATGCTAACTTACAAAGCTGGGTTGATCTTTATAGATCATGGCTTGTAACTCAAAGAGATTTGAGTAGATGAAAATAATCCAACCAAAAGGAACATTAAATGAATTGGGATATAAAGACCGAGTTGAAAACTATATTGACTATGCCGAACAAAGATTTGAAGAATATTGCAAAACTAAATCTTTTCATTATAAAAAGTTGCTTTTTAATGATGATGCTGATTTTGGTAATTCCCCTATCCCTTATTTTCATAAACTTGGGATTCTTAGTGCTTTACCTGATTACTTTGTTTACTCCAAAGAAACCGAACAACGTAAAAGCCAGTTCTTCGTGGAAGTCAAAGCTTCCAACAAACTTAAACTAAAAGATTTAAAGAAATATATTACATTCGCACAAATGTTCTGCGATAGTAGATACACTCAATATACAATTTGTTTCGCCTTCAAAGATGGCTTGAAATTCAAATCAGTAGATCAAATATTAAGGTTGTTGCCACAGTCAAAGATTCAAACTTGGAATGATGGTATTGAATATTATTTATTGCCGATCTAATGAATCGTATTTGAAATATCGTCATAATAATCAAACCAGCTACATTCTTTTAATTCCCACTCAACACTAGTAACTCTTAATTTTTTAACTTGTTTTAATGAAGCTAGAAATGAACAAGAGTTTGTAAAATTATCATTATCAAAAAATCTAACATGAGCAATATCTTCTTTAACATTATCAGGGTTTACCTTTACAAAGTTTATTGCATAGGTAACTAGATAGAAATTCATTTTTTAGTAAATGCGTCAATGCTTGGTTTTAATCCGTAGATCGCACCAAAAATACCAACGATTAACCATTGATACCAAGAAGGAAACTTACCAAAGTAATCAAAGAACAAATCTAGTTTAGCTTTAATATTAATGTCATCACTAATGACTGCATAAGATAAAACAAGAATTGGAATACAAACAACTATTAAAACAAATTCATCTTTCCATGATTTGTCTTGTTGGTCGTAAACATCTCTTTGATATTCAATTTCACCACTAGCCATTCGTTCATAGTGTCTTTTTTCTGCTTCTGATTCTAATAGTTCTGATTGTTTGTGGTTTTTATAAATCTCAGCACCAGTTTTAAAAATAGTTGGTATTAGATTCCACCACATATTAATCTACTGCACAAATGTTAATCTCACCAGCACCCCCACCATGATGAATAAAAGCTACCTTTTGACCAGACACAAAAGAAAATATTTCTACATGATTTGCTGGTAGCATTAAATCTTCTTCAGTAGCAGTTGGGTTAGCACCGAATTTAATATGACAATGTGATGTTGTTGATATTCTAATTAATCCTGAGCCAGTTGTAATAGCTGATGATTGTGCTGATGAAGCACCAATATCATGTGTCTCTGGTGTAAAATCTGTATCTATTGTTGTTGCTGATGGTGCTATTGCCATAATTAATAAGTTACAGATTCCATAGCTGTTACAGTAGCAGTCCCAGTAGTCGCAACTAATCCTAAAAGAGCAACTTTATCTCCACTTGCCATTTTAAAAAAAGAAGTTGAACCAGCAGGAAGTAATGTATCAGCAGTTGTAGCAGTTGGTGTTGTTGCTATTTTCATGTAACAAGCATTAGTTACTGCAATTCTAACAATGCCATTAGATGTTGTTACTGCATTTGTTGTTGCTACTGATGTGTTAGTTAAGCTGATTAATTGGCTTGAATATGTTGAATTATCTATTTCTTGTATCATGTTCTCTAAATGTTCCTTTTTATAGTGTTTAAACCCTCAAATTACCCCTATTTTTTAACAATTAGAGTTCTTATGGGATTATACTCGTTTTAAAGCCACAATGCCTTAAAAGCAGTTTAAATGATATTACTTACCTTTAGATGAATCTATCAGTAGTTCTATGTAGTGTTTAGCTTTTTCCAAGTCTTGAACACCACCCTTCTCTTTAAATCTTAAAATATACTTTATGATATTTCCTTCTACAAATCCAATATTATTTTTGATGATAAATTCTACTGGTTGGATTTTGTAATTCTTGTAATGGCTTCCACCAACTTGCTTTTTAAATGACTTCATAAACTGTTCTTCCATTAGCTTTGTATGCTCTTAAATACATCTTCCGGTTACTATTGCAATAACTGATATGAACCCACCCTGAGTTAATTTTATCTTTTTCCCAGAACTCTAATATGACTTGATCGTATTCTAAATTATTAACTACCCAATCTGCAAGTTCTTTATTAGGCACTCCTAAGACTTCGCAATCAACTGCCATACCAAGACAATGCTGACTCTTAATTGATGAACCTATCTTCAAACAAAGTTCTGGTGATCTATAACCACTCGTAATTTTTATATCTCCAAAATGATTTACAATAGGATTAATAACTTCTTGGATTAATGTTTGTAGATTAATTAAAATTTCATCTGTTGGAGTATTATCTATTCCAAGTCTTGTAGCTGTTTCTGAAAACAGTAATTCTTTTAAACTAACTTGCCTATCCATTTGCCTTCTTTGTTAAGTACCATTGGAAATAATTTTGGTTGTCCATCTAGTATCATGGCAGTACCAACTATAAATCTTGATTTAAAATTCTTTGCGTATTCAAATGCCATGTGGGACTGCTTTATCAAACAACCACATTGAAGCGACCAGATCAATTTATCAGGGTTACTAAAATAAGCTATTGTAAATTTACTATGGAAATGAAATTGACAAGTATGTTTGCCAAATTGCATAGCTAATTTTAAACCATCAGCAGTCATTCCATGAGTACAAAATACTTCTGTTCCATCTGATAAAGGAATATTATAATCATCTACCCACTCCCAACCTTTGCCAACTTCAAGAAAATCATTATAAGATTTTAAGTAAGCTTTAGGCATACCATGTTTTAATGCACGTCTATAAATTAAACTAGAATGATTTGAATGTAACAATATCATTTTAGGAAATATCTTTTCTAATTCGTGTATATGTTTTTTAGCTTCAATAAGTTCTTTACCAGCAGAATCCATATCTGGGTTGCTGTCATGGAATGACAACGCAGAACAGTCGGTTTCATCACCACCATTTAAAACAAAATCAGGTTTATATTCCTTCTTTAATGCTTTTAAAAAAGCAAAACTATCTGGGTGGTGGAAGGGTATATGCAAATCAGAAATTAGAAGAACTCTTTTATATCTTTTCATATACCTATTCTGTTAGTTGTATTTGCCTTTTTTGGCAATACTTACTTAGCTAAAAATATTGTGATTAGAACTAACGACAAAGAACCAAGCCCACAAAGAATCGCCCAATACAAATTAGTCATTTGTCTTTCCAGCTTTGATACTGAAGAAGATAAAACTTTAACTGAGTTTTTAAGTCCTGTGATATGCCCCTTTAATATTATTAGTTCTTCGTTGGTAGTTCTTGTCATTGTCTTTATTAGTACATTTGCAAGACTTCAAAAGACAACAACTGCCATCAGCTAATCTATAAATGCACATTAAATATTGTGCAGTCT